TCCATACCTTCCCAAGCCTGTTGTCCTATTCCCATGGATGATAAATCAAAAGTAGGTTTTAATCCATGAGGACTACCCGGGCCATAAATTTTTTGACCTTCTGATGTTACCCATTCTGTATCGACAGTTTTTTCTGGTGTGTATCCATAAGCCTCAGCCATTTTTAAAGCTTGTTCTTGATTCATATTTAATAAATCACCACCAGTAGTGACGTCTGCAAAACCATATCTTCCGTCCGCCATCGGTTTACCATAAATAATTCCACCACCAATTTGTCCACCACCTTGATAGCCTGGGACTAAAGGTGCAGCGATCCCCGTTCCATAACTCGAAACGCGTCCGCCTCTAAACATTGGTCTTCTTAATATTCTGCTCATTATCCAAACAATCCTAATTTACCCATAATCCCAGCGGCACCCGTAGCACCTCCTAGGAAACTGGCCATAGGACTTGCTGGTTGAGCTGGTGGTGCATATCCGACTGTTGTAGTTGGGAATGCTCCCGGTTGAACTTGTGCGAGTTGTTGACCCACTAGCCCCATTTGTGTAAATGGTTGAAATTCTTTTTCTCTTGCCGCGATTTGTGCTGCATCTAATCCAGCTTGTGCAAATCCTTGTTGAGCTTGACCCATTGCTTGTTGGTAAGTTCCTAAGCCTTGTTGCGCCGCTAAGTCTGCTGCTCTTGCACCTGAACCTTGTTGAAATCCTTGTTGTAATAATTGTCCTTGAAGTAATGCTCTATTCATATCACTTCCTTTTGCATACTCTGCCATTTGAACTCCGTGACGTCCTCCGCCAAAAGCTCCAACTCGAGCGGCAGCATCTCCAATTCCCTGTCTACCAATTCCTGCCTGTCTATCAAATTCTGCTAGCTGTGCATCCATTACCTGTTGTTGGTAAGGTGACATATAGGAAGCAATCGATCCTGCGCCTGTGCCTGCTCCTGGGCCTACTAATGAAGCTAAACCTGCTGCATCTGCTACAGCTCCTGTTTGTAAAGCATGTTGTGCTGCAACTTGTGGTGCGTAGGCAGAAGTATCTATTCCTGTATAAGTTGATTTACCTTGTGCATCTACGGGTACTGCCCCTTTTGTTAAAGGGTCAATCCATTTAAGAAAATTAGTAAGCGAACCTTCTAATATTGGTGATGGTAATACTTGTGTCTGTTCTACTGCCATTATACTCTTGCCTCTAAGTTATGCATAAGATTATACATCCTTTTTGCTCCTTTGTTAACACTTCCTCCACCCGCTGCTCGGACTGCATCAGCAGTCATTACGAATTCGTTTTTACTTAGTCTTGCTGGGACGTCATCAGCTCTTTCTTTAGACCCCATCGGAATTACTCCGCCTCCTCTGTAATCCATTTCTCTACCTTTAGGTAGAACGCTCATCATGCCACCATCAGCTGCCATTTGTACTGGTGCTTCGTCTGATATATTTTGTGCTACTGGCATTTTTATTCCAAATTCTTTAAAGAAATCAAATTCAATTTCTTTGATTTTATCAAAATCATTTTTCATAATAGCTTCTTCTCTTAACATAAAGAAATCACTTTGTCTGCTTGCCACCAATTCATTTTCTTCTGCTATGTTACCCACTGCCTCTTTAACTCCACCAAAATCTACTTCTTCTTTAATTTCAAAACCTTGTTCATCATAATTTTGAGGATTCTTTAATCTTTCATAATAGCCTTTATAGTCTGCAACATCTTCTATGTTTGGATTTGCAATTCTAAATTCTCTCATATTTTCAATTTCTTCTAAGCCGGCGTAGCTTCCTGGTGCATCTACTAATCCACGCTTCGCGTTCATTATGCCACCACCTTCTGCACCTATTCTTCCACCGTCTTTACTTTTTATTGTTCCTAATGAAGTTGTTCCATAAGTATTAATTGCGTCATTAATTTGTCCTTGTTGAAAAGGATCAAGGAGATCATAATCCATTCCTATCAGTTGATTAGCCGCCGCATTTTGAGAATAATTAGCGGCAAATAAATTAGCAGTATCCTCTTCTAAAGTGCCTATACCATATTGAGGAACTTTACCCATTTTCATTAGATCTTCTATTTGATTGCTAATAACTTTTGTTGGAACTTCTTTTATCGTTTCCTGAATCATTCTAATATCGTCTGCGCTTGGTGTTGTAGTTCCATCACCTGTTACTACAGTTTTCTTTTTAGGAATGTGTTGTGTTCCACCAACTCCTGGACTCCATCCTCCGCCACCACCATAAGTTTGATCTGGATTACGATTACCACCATAATTTCCTCCAGCGGATGCTCCTCCTGCTGGACCAGCATAACCAGGTCTCCCCGATCCGCGTTTAACTAATTGTCCTCCGTCTCTCAAACTTACAATTCCACCTGATCTTAATCCTAATGATGCTAACGCATCTAAAATAGCTTCTTCTCCATGACCACCCGCTTCCATCGCTGCGCGGATCGCTCTTCTTCTACCTTCATCATTCGCGAAATCTTCAGCATCCTTCTCTGCCATTTCTCTTTCATAATCTCGTTGCGCTCTTCGCGCGTCGGCCATTGCTAAATCACCTGTACCTTGTGAAAGTGGAAGTGCTGCTGCTTTTAAAGTAGCCATATCAAATCCTGCCTTAGTTCCACCTTTACCTAATATATCTGCTGCTCCACCAGTTTGTGGTCCTAAAAATTCTGCTCCTCTTGCTAAATATTCTCTTCCTGTCCCCATAAAACCTTCTGGAGCTACTCTCGGGCCTACAAAATTTGGATCAACTCCTCTTATAGTACTTGCTGCATCTGCTGCACTTAATGCGCCAGTACCCGCAGCTAATAATGCTGAAAGTCCTGAAAATTCTCCTTCACTTCCTTCTTGAGCTAATTGGGATCCAATATTTAAACCACCCATCGTTAAACCTCTTCCTAACATGCTAGACATTATCCCTGTGTGAGGAAGCATAAACGGTGCAAACGCAGATAGATAAGGTAATGCCGGTTTGATCTCGTTCGGTACGATCTTATCTAAAAATTTAGAAATTGGTTTAGTTAATTTTTTTAAAAATCCCATAATGTCTCTTTAAGTGTTTTGAAAATGCAAGGGCGCGAAGCTTGAAATTACGCTATGATATATCAATTTACTAGGTTTTGTGTTCATCGTCAATGTATTATACTTTTCCAGCGTCCGCGCCTAACTGAATCGCGGCTACTTTAATATGAACATCCCTTCGAATATGTTCTCTTTTAGTGGCTGTAGCACCGTCATTTACATCATCATCAGCCTCTTTATCTGAGAAGTATTCTTTACCTGTTTCCATGTTAGTAAGGGTTACTTCACACTCAGGGGTAATGACATGAGTTCTTTTACCATCTATTATCTTGTATTCACTCTTGGCTTCTTGCTCTATAAAAGGCATTTTTCTCCTATGTGGTTGTGACCTCAGAAGGTCTAGTTATTTGTAATAATGCAGCAGTCATTTCAATTTTATTGCCTGTAGGTGTTTGCATTTTTAATATATCTCCTGCTTCTAATATTAAAAGGTTATTGAAAGTTAATAAATCTACACTGTCACTAGCAACCACTGTAACTGTATCATATTCAAAATCTGTAGTGCTAGATAAATCATACACTTTAATATCTACTACTAAATTACTTCCGTGAGTATTGTATAGTTTGACGCTTTTAACAATAGAAGTTGTAGCATCGGGTGAAGTATACATATCATCATAAGAAGCTGATGAAGTAATTGTTGCCTGAATATTTTTATATACGTTTGCCATTATGCTAAAAAGAAATTAAACCTTTCTGTGTCATCCTTATCAGGTTGTAAATAAGTTGAGTTCAATTGTTGTATCATAGAAGCCAAAGTTCTGTTAATTTGTCTTTGATTATCTTCAGAATATTCTTTTTTAGGTTCGGGTAATCTTACTACTATTTTTGTCATTACCGTCTCCGATCCGGTTGTAGGTCTACTTGAAAAGTTCCAAATCTCCAGTTCTCCCCGGCACCATCATTTTCAATTCTTAAACTTGCATATCTTCCACTCGCTCTAGTATCTATTTTTTGAGTCGTTGGATAAATTGTAAAAGGACTTAAATCACTATTCGCTAACGTATCAGCAGGATAATCTTTGAGTTTAATTGTGACTGTATTTTTAGTCGTTAAAAGTTTAAAATTAGGAATAAATCTTCTCATGGCTAAAAAGACTTCGGTTTGATCTTTCTGTAATGAAAAATTATAAGACTGAATGTGAGACGCTAAAGTAGTTGTCGAACCATCAGGATTAATCTGATCGGTCCCCGTTTCTTGTTGAAAATAAACGGTTTGCCCCAGTCCTGTTTCTCCAATGATAGTTGGAAAAGTTCCAGTTGCCGTACTGTTAAATTGAGTCGCGTAAGGTTTAGGATAGATAATAGAATCAATCCAAGTCGTTCGAATAGAATTAGTATTACTTCCTGGATACCAATTTCCCATAGGAAGTTTTTGTGATTCGCCATAATTATGTACGACATAACGATCATTATAAGTTGCCCCTTGAGTTGGGTAATACCAAATAACTTCTGTAAACAAATTGTTAATTCCTGCGTTTACCTGTTGACCTTTTGTGGTATCAAAATCATCAAAGACATAGTCTTCTACACTACAAGGTAAATTATTAACGGTACCATCAAATGAAAAGAAACCATTATTACCAAGCCAATAAGCAACACCGTCAATTTCAACTACTGCATTTTGACCTATAAGTCCACAGTTGGTACCCACCTGTTCAAATCCAAAGGTAAAGGGAGCTCCTACAAATTTCATAGAATACAAAGCATTGTCAGTCCATATTAAAATATTTTCTTTCGCTACAATGCCTCCCATAATTTTTGAACCATCTTGTAATCGATAAGTACCTGCACTGTTCGTTGCTGAAGGAGGAAAGACATTAATCTGTTCTTGATCCGAAAACCGAAGAAACATATCATCTTGTGATGAAGCAGTACCAATCGTTGTTTCTGTTCCTAAATGAATTAAGTGTCGAGTTGTTGGAGAAATCAAAGTCATTCTACTTGCCGTTGGATTACCATCGTCTCCAGTAAGAGCTGTAACATAACTCGTTGTTGTTGTTGAAGCTCGTGTAGTAAACCTTGCAGCAATTCCTGAATTCCAGGTAAATGTTTTTCCATTGGAAATTGTTGCAACTAAAACACCTCCCCAATTACTTAAAGACCAAAGGCCAGGTTCTAAAGTAATGGTAGATGCTGCAACAGCGTTTCCCCATCCTGTATAATTTGTGGCATTAGAAACGGTTGTTTCATCACTATGTGCTTGTCCATTTGAAGTTCCGGTCGTAGCGGTTCCATCAGCTCCTCTAGTACAACCCGTTAAATCATTGCTAGAAATTCCAGTATAAGTGATTAATTCATTTTCAACGGCAATCGTTCCTGAACTAGGAAAGCCGGTAGTCGATGTTAAAGCAATTGAAGTTCCAACTCCACCTGTACCTGCTGTATCCGCGTTCAACGCTCCATCTAAATCATTGGTTAAAACTCCAGTAATCGTTCCACCATAATTGCCTACACCATATCCATATCCATAAGTTTGAGCTGCGGGTCCAACAGTTGCATAAGGTTGAACCGTCATACTTCCACCTGTCGAAACAACTGAACTAGCTTGAGCTGATGAATCAATAGTGAATGTAACATCGCTTGGAACTGTTAAAACTTGAAATAATTTATCTTCAAATTGAGCATCGGTTAAACCCGTTCCACCAGGAAGAGTAACAGAATCCAAAACAATCATATCTCCCACTGCTAAACTATGGGCACTCGTTGTTGTAATAGTACAGGTTTTAACTGAGGTACTATCCGTTGCTAAAGTAGAAGAAGTAAAAGTAATTTGCGCTCCGGCATTATTAGAGCGCCAAGGTGTGATGTCGTAAAGAGTTCCTTCAAAATAAACAAGAAGAAATTTATCGGTGCCAATTCCTACGTATCTATTTCCGTCTAAGTCTACAAAGGAGTGTTGCTTTCTAGCTACTCCACAAATTGTATCCGTTAATAAAGAAGACCATCCTCCAACTTTTTCAGGAAGACCATATCTGAATCGGGCATTATCAGAATCGACCCAACGACCAATTGCTCCAATCGCCGTATCTTGTTTGTCTATTCCGGGTGCAAATTGTATAGATGTAAGAGCCATCTTTATAGCTCCTATGAAGTATAGTTAGTTTTATAGGCCCAGCCACGTGTTGCGTCTACATAAACTAACGTTAGGGATTGACCATTATTACTTAGAGTTAAATTGGAAGTTCCAGTATTAATTTTTAATCCATTTCTATCTACAGTTAAATTATTAGATTGAAAACTGCCTCTTGCATCAATAATGGTTACTTCGTCTCCAGTAGAAGCTGCGGCGGGTAAAGTAACGGTAATAGGGTTGCTTGAAGTATTAGCAAGAATTTGTGCTCCTGCTACAGTTGTATAGGGAGTATTAGAATCTGTAATGGTTGCATAGCCTTTTTGAAGAATAGCTCCGACCGTATCGGTTCCATCGGATCTACATAACATGACAGCTCCTGGAGGAACAGCAACGGTACTACTTGATGAAGCCGTTAAAATTCCTAAAGTATAATTTGAATTTCCTCTAACCGTTTCATCTTTTATAATCCAAACTCTTTCTGCGGTTACCGGCATCGTTAAAGTTCTATTAGCGGCTAAAGTTCCATAAAGTCTTAAATAAATATTTTTACCATTAGATGTTGCTCCATCTGTTAAAGTAAGGGTAACGCTTGCTGCTGCCATATCAATGCTGACGTAACCCGTAGCCGATTGTTCTAAAATTTGTAAATTAGTATTAGTTATTCCACCCCACAACCCAGCTTTTTCACCGGTTGTAACGAGTTCTAATTGTAAATCTGTTGAATAAGTTGATGCCATAATTTTAAGTTGGGTCTATTGGTGTCCAAGTCATAGTTGCCCCTGGTTGTATTTCACTCCATGTTATAGCTGCAACTGTACCTGTTGACAACGTTAATGGAGTCGCCGAAGGTGTAACATTCGCAGCTCCAGTGATTGTAACGGTTCCTGACGAAATTACAAGTTCGTTTTTAACAGCGGTGATAGTAGCACCAGCAGAAGCGGTGACTGTTCCGGTACCCAATACTAGTTCATTTTTGACCGCAGTAAGATTAGCAGTTCCTGTGAGAGTAACCGTTCCAATGCCAAGAGTTACTTGAGAACCAGTAGGATCTTCTATAATAGAATCTGCGGTAATACCTGGATTACCAATACTGATAGCTAATGTATTTTTTGTAGCTGAAATAGTTACACTATTATCTTGTGCTACTGTAGCAAATGGAAATTCTGAAAATGTACTAAATCCTAACATATAAAAACCTGTTTATTATGGTTTATATCAGATTATGGGGGATGTAAACTGTGATTAATTTAAATCCGCAATAACTCTATCAATTTTAGCGTCAGTAACTTCCAAACCCCAGTCCTGACAATAAGTAAAATCAAATCCTGGTGGAGCAGTATCTAATAATTCTACTTCTTTCTCATTATGTTCTGTTTTAGATAATAATAAGAAAGCATCACAACTTGGTGTCTGTGCTATACAGGTAAAATCTGTATGTATTTGATCTGAACGATCAGGAAGATCCTGAGTACCAAAAATAGTTCTCCAATCTTCAGCTTTAATTTTATACAGGTTCATCTTCTACTCCTTTCAGTGCTATTTTTAATGTTGGATTAATATTTCCTGTAAGTAATTTTGCGTCTTTAGGTATCATTCCAATCTCCTTTAAGGCGTTCCAAGTATAAGGATTGCTCATAGCATTTCTAATTTTAGCTGGAGAAGGTCTACCATTGGCTATTATTTCAGCTTGAATTTCTTTACCAATAGCAACTGTAAATTCATTTGCAGCATTAGCTTCAAACATTTGTTCATCAGTATAACCTTCAATTCTTGTAGGTTCTGCAATAGCATAGAGTTCCTTTAATAGTTTTTTTAAAATTTTAATTTCGTCTTGAGTAAGTTCAAAAGCTTCTTTTGCAGATTGGTGATGGCTTTCTTCTTCAATAATTGTAGCTTTAAGTTCTAACACTTCATGCTCTAAACCTTTATTTTGTAAATGTTTTAGTTTTGAAAGTTGAGCTTGATATTTTAATGCCGCAACTTCTTCAAGAGCTGCTGCTCTTATTCTACCTTCTAAAAATGATTTTAATGTTTTAATTCTTTCCCAAGGTGTTTCTCCTATAACTTGGTAACGATAATTAAATTCTGTGTTAAGTTTCTCTGCCATAATTTTATATTGAATATCCTAATGCGGCTAAACCAGCTCTAGCAGTACCAACACCGCTAGTATCTGTTGCGACAACTCCTACATTTGATACTTTGTTTGATAAATTAGAAGGATAAACAACAGTACCAAAACCAAAAACACATCTATCTCCACCAAAAACACAAGCCGATATGTTATGTCTTGCTGTTCCGACACCCGTTGTATCGGTCGCGACAACACCTACACTAGATACCAAATTAGTCATTGAGAGATTACTACCATTAGTACCATAGCCAAAAAGTGCTTTATCATCTCCATACCTAGCAGCCGCTAATCCATGTCTAGTAGTTCCAACACCGCTAACATCTGTTGCAATAACTCCTACATTAGATATTAAATTTGTCATTGAAAGATAAGTTCCATTATCTTCATTACCATATCCAAATATAGCTGTTTGTCTATTAGGACCATAACCAGTTGCCGCTAACGCTGTTCTTGCTGTTCCAACTCCTGATACGTCAGCCGCGATTACACCAACATTAGATATTAGGTTCTTCATTGAAAGATCATTTGGATATACCATGCCATAAGCAATTACACCTTTATCTCCACCATAAGTAGTTCCTCCAGCTTTATATCTAGCAGTTCCAGCAATAGATGTTGTATCACTAGCAACAACTCCTACATTTGAAATTAAATTACTTATTGATTGATAAGATCCACTTGCAAAACCATAAGCAACAATACCTTTATCTTCTCCATAACTACATCCGCTTGCATAAGATCTAGCAGTTCCGACAGCAGCTGTATCACTAGCTACAACTCCTAAATTAGATACTAAATTTGTTAAACCTGAATAACCAGAAGCTGGAGAACCAAAACCAAATATACCTTTCTGGTTGGGTGCATAAGTTGTTTCGGCACTTCCAGAACCAAATCCTAAAACTTGATAACCAAAAGACTTGCGTCTGTTATTTAATTGTGTTGAACTTTTTCCTTTATTATAAAAATTATGTAAATTATATAAATCTCTCATAATTAATCATCATTAGCTGCATCAGTAGTATAAAATATTTTGACTCCAACTAATCTTAGATCACCGGTATTAGTATCTGTACCGGTATCTCGTACTAATCTAAAAATTGTATTTGTATCTGCTGCGGCACTTGCAATAGTAACTGCACCGCTTTCTACATTAACCATTAAATCATCTTGCGTTCCACTAGCTGCTAATGCTGTATTAGCTACAGGAGTTCCGAATGCTGTGTCATAATCTACATCACTAGCGATAGAAACACCTGCGAGTGTAAAACCACCTGTGCCTGTATCTGTTGCAGATGCAGACCAAAAAGTTTGAAAAGTTACTGTACCTTCATCCCATGATTTAGGAAAAGAAACATTAAACTGTACTGACTCTGCTGTACTAGTATCAAAATCAAAAGTTTTTAATTCTGGATTTCCAGCTGTTAATTCTGCTTGTGCTGCTTCTGCGCCATTGGTAGTAGATGCATACATGGCTGGGGCCGGTACCCACATTGTTTCTTTACCTGCAACTTTAACTGGTGCTGTTCCAATTTTTAGAGCTGCACCTGATGCAACAGTAAAAGTATCTCCACTATCTCCCATTGCAAATGCTACTCCTGTCGCTGGAGAAATTTTATTAGTTTTTACTTCTGTAGTAGAAGTTATTGTTGTGGGTAAAAGTAATGTAGAGTCAGTTAAAGTAAGACCAACACCAGTTGGAACTGTAATAGTATCTCCTGAAGTACCTATCTCTAAGGCTGTACCTGATTGTGGGTCTAATTTATCTACTTTGAGTGTTGAAGCCATAATATTATATTACCATATTTCTTTTAAATTTCATCCCAACTTTTAGTTGATTCATTCCACCTATATTTTTTTCCATCATCAGGATAAGCAACTGGTGCTTCCCATTGACAAGTTGTTTCATTTAAAGTCCAACTTGGATAAGGTTGAGGTGGAATAAAAGCATCTCTATCCTCATCATACTTATAATTTCTACCAGCATAATTTTTTCTTTGACTTCTATCTTTAAAAGTTTCTACCCAAAAAGGATAATTAGTACGTTTATGTAAAAGTGCTTTTCCTGCTTCTTCAGTAGGAGCATCACTTTCATGTACTAAATGTACTTCTTCCACTTTACTTGTTAAACCTAATTTTGCAAAGTATTTTATCATCATTCTGTATCGTACGTCCCTGCTGCTAAAAATTTTATAACTGTATATGAACCATCTGTTGTAATTGTTGGAGAACCGGTTGTTGTTCCTGAATAATCAGATGTAAGAACTCTTAAAACAACAATACCATTTCCACCATCTAGGCCAGCTATATTGCCTCCTGAACCACCGCCGCCTCCACCAAGACCATCGGTTCCAGCAGTAGCCGCAGCACCTCCAGATGTACCTCCATCGCCTCCGCCGCCATCTCCACCCGGAGCCGTCCAACCATAACCTCCAGCAAGACCACCTCCGCCTCCACCAGCATAATATACATCTGATGAAGCTATTAAAATATCACTTTGTAATCCATCACCTCCAGAAGAATCCATAGAATATGTTGGGCCTCTCCAACCCGTACCACCTTCTGCACCTGCTCCACCACCCCCTGAAGCTTTGTAATTAGCTGGTGTAGTACCTCCATCATTTCCTTGTCCAGCCGTTGCAGAACCACCTGCTTGACTGCTACCTCCAGAGCCTCCACCTGAGCCTCCATCTCTACCAAGAGCATTAGCACCTTCAGCATCACCGTCAGTTCCTCCGCCACCACCTCCATCAGAGGTAATAGTTGAAAATGCAGAAGAGGCTATTGAACTAAGCCCTCCATCAGAACCTTTAGTAGTGTTATTTGGGCCTCCAGCACCTCCTGAACCAACCACAACAGTAATAGTAATAGCTGAACCAGTGTCATAATATTGAGTGGCAGTTAAATAACCTCCAGCACCTCCGCCTCCAGCATAATAACCATGTCCACCGCCGCCTCCTCCAGCGACACATAAATATTCAATACCAATAGTTGGGCCTCCTAGTGCAGGAGCAGTTTCATTAAGTCCTGTAATTCCTACCCAGCCTTGAGTAGCATCTACATAAACTATTTGAATTCCTTGTCTTTCAACTTTCAGTTCAGCATCATCGGTTGAACCTTTAATTTTTTCTGAACCATCTGCTGTAAGAGTAACTTTATTAGTATCCCAAGTTCCAGCATAATCCACCAACTCAATTGTATCTCCAACACTTCCTGCTGGAAGGGTAACAGTACAAGCATTTGAAGTTGTATTAATTGGATAACCTCTACCTGCAACCGCAGTTAAAGTTGCACCAGTAACAACTGATTGCCAAGCGATTGATGCGAATCCTGTTGCTGTGCCTGAATTTGTTAATGTGGCTCCACTAGGAATTGTGAATGTATCTCCACTATCCCCAAGTGTAAAAGCTGTTCCTGTTGCTGGAGAAATTTTGTTAGTTTTAACCTCTGTAGTCGCAGTGACTGTTGTAGGTAAATTAACGGTTGCGTTTGTTGTAGTAAGAGTAACCCCACTTGGAACTGTAAATGTATCGCTAGAATCTCCCAGTGTAACATCTGTTCCTGATCTTGGACTAATTTTATTTACTTTTACTTCACTCATATTATTTCATCCCAACTGTTAGTTGTTTCATTCCACTTATATCTTTTTCCATCATCAGGACAAGGAATTGAACATTCCCAAATACAAGTATTTTCGTTTAAAATCCAAAATTTAGATTTGTAAAAAGGTTTTATTGGAATAAAAGCATCTCTAGTTGAGTCATATTTATAACCAACTCCAGCATAATGTTTTCTTTGGCTTCCGTCTTGAAAGGTTTGTTTCCAAACATCATTTGTTTCAAAAAGATTATTCAAAAAATCTACTCCAGCCTGTTCAGTTGTAGCAATAGTATCATCTACCTTAGTAACTCTTACAACTTTATTTCCTGTTCCTATTTTTGCAAAATATGCCATAATTTATCCTGTGTAAGTTCCATCCCCTGCAAATTGTATAACCGTATAAGATCCATCTGTTGAAACTGTTGGAGAGCCAGTTGTTGTGCTTGAGTAATCGCTAGTAAGAACACGAAGAATAATAAGTCCATCACTTCCATTACCACCATTATATCCAACTGAAGATGAAGTAGGGCCATAAGCACCTCCTCCACCTGCACCAAGATCTGCAGTTGCGTTACTACCATTTCCGGTACTTGAACCAGCACCGCCGCCACCTGAACCACCACCTGCAGCACTTCCACTACTATAAGAACCGCCGCCTCCGCCTCCAGCGTAGGTTACAGAAGCACCTGTTATTGAGTTGGCACCGCCAGCACCGCCAGCACCGGCATCATTTGTAGCAGCATTTGAACCAGCGCCTCCTTTTCCGCCGCCACCACCACCAGCATTAGATCCATTACCTCCGTCAGTTCCTTGATCAGTAGTTCCAGATCCTCCAGCAGAACAGCCAGATCCATTTCCGCCACCGCCTGAACCGCCATCGGCAGCACAAACTGCATGACCTCCACCTCCACCGCCGCCTATGGCAGTTAGAGTTGACATTGTACCCCCTGAAAAAACACTATTTTCACCTGAACTAACAGCACCAGCATCCTTAACCATGCCAGCACCACCAGCACCAACATCGGCAGTATAAACTGTACCCGTATTTATTGATA